AATGTATAACAATCTAAAGAATTATGAGTTATGCCAAATACGTGTGATTCTCTACAGAAATCGGTGGATTGGTGCGAGGGTACTCCCGTCCTCCCCGGCATCCGCAAGCGACTCTACTACATCAACAAGAAGTTGATTGTAGCATGGCCTACGCTTACTAAAAACACAATCGGTCAGGTGACGAGTGCCAAATACTCAGGCAGTTTTACACTTGCTGAGAGTGCTAACTGGTCGTACATTGACATTCTTCCAGATAAGTCAACACATACTTCAGAGCCACAGGGTGAATATCCTTCACAGACACAGCTTAACAAGCTTACAGTCGTGCATCCAGGGACTGGAGAAGATGCTTCCGTTCTTGCTTCTGTCATGAACAACAGCAATAACGTATTCATTTGCCAAACGGCTGATGGCAAGTTTCGTGTTACTGGTTCTGAGATGTACGACATCAAGTGTACAGTAAACCAGGACCTCGGTCAGGGCGCTACCGGCACAGCTTCTACGACTATCAACGTAGAGGCAACCGACGTTGTTCCTTCTCCTTTCTATGAAGGTGAGATCGTAACAGCTGATGGAACTATTAACGAAGTTGTAGGTGGTGGCGGTCAGTAACTAATGTTCCTATATGAATAGGAATTCTATATATGTCGGTGAAGGCGAGGATGTCGAGGTCAAAGGACTCTTGCACGAGGTGCAGGACGTTCCAGAGGTTTCAGACGTCCTCGCTGATTCTTTTCCCTCTATGGTCTCAGATGAGAAAACAGAGCATAACGTTTTCGAGGACAAAGGTCGCAAAGCATGGAATAGCGACAAGGTTCTTGCACGATGTGACATGAACTATGTTCTTAAGATATCACCTCGATGCGGTGTTTCTTTCATCTCCATCTGGAAAAAGACTCTGTATGGCAGACTCCTTTCAGAGATTAAGGAGGATGACGATATGGTTAAGGTGTTCGCTATTCACATGAATGAGACCATTAGGAATGTTATCGGTAGCAACCTTCGTTCTGGTGGGTATTGCCTCATTACCGCTCCTCGCAGAAGACACGTTGAACGGAACTTCGCCACTCTCGTATGTTTTGAGCTTGCAAAGCTTCTGAACATAAAATTCTACGAGGACATAATGCAATGTACGCAAAGACGAAGGATGAATGCTACGTTTTCTCTCTCGGTAGTGCCGGAAGAACCTAACATCATCGTCTATGATGATATTGTTACTACTGGCTCTACGCTTGCATCTATCAAACGTGCATTCGGTGGAAAAGAAAAGAACCTGATATTCTTCGCAGGAATTAATAACAAATTATAATATGTTAGAAAAAATACAGAAATGGCTGGCTGTTCCTCAGAACCAGAGGGACTACAAAGCAGGAGCTATGATGATGCTCCAAGTGACTTCTAATCAGATTCAGTACGCTAACGTGATGCGCAACCTCGTAGCGAAAAGCGGTGTTGTGGATTATGAGCTGGAAAAATATGTCAAGGCTAAGGCTAAAGCTGTTGAACACGCTCAAGTTACTGTCATGCGCGAAAAGGTTTCCGAGATTGCACACAAGCGTAATCTCGATGGCTCTAAATATACGGCTAACAAAAACCGTGGTAAGCGTTCAGATCATGACTCGCTGCCTGACGAAATCAAGGCTCTCTACACCGAGAATCTTTCACTTCTACAAGCTATGCGCGAAGATCATGTGCAACTGCGTAAGCTCGTGCTTGACGATAAGGTTACTTGCCTCGATGCCGAGCAATATCCCTTCTTGAAAGACATCATAGAAAAAGACGAGCAGATGCATAAGAACTGGCAAGCTTACGACCAATACGGGGCAAAACCAGAAGATGCAGAAGAGCAGCTTGCTGAAGAAGAAAAGAAGCGTTCACTCAACGCTTTCCGTATGCTGATAATGTCAAAGGGACAATACAAGAAAAAGCCTACGGAAAAAAAGAAGCAGCAGATTCTCGAATTACTCGGTCAGATCATCAATCCTTCAACGGAGCTGATTGAAGAACTCACCGAAATGGGCATTATAGATGCAAAGGAGGGCTGATATAACATATTATCTCAGACCTCTCTTTCTCTCAGACAACACAACACAAGCATATCTTACTAACACAATTCAGGTTGCCGACGTTCTGGAATGGATTCTAGAGCAAGTCGGCAAATCGGACGTGTGGATGACTACCTTTTCTATCTCGGAAGAGTTTCTGAGAAGGTTGTATTTTATGCGAAAAAAGTCTGAGAGCATACATTCTATTACCGTTCTGCTAGACCGAAAAGCTACGCAGAAAACTATAAATCTATGGCAGTTCATCAAGGAAGTGGTACAAGATGCGTATATCGCAGATAACCATTCCAAGATACTGCTCGTAAAGTCATTGTCAGGACAAAACGTTTCCGTCGTGACTTCACAGAACCTCACCAGAGGAAACAGATACGAGTCTGCGATAGTCAGTACCGAAAACAATGTTTTCAATACTCTCTTTGAACAGATTCAGGATCTTATAACATACCATAGCATTCCATTCTATGACTTATACCAAAGAGCAATTGGAGAATATCCGCAAGATGGCCTCTGTCTATATGACAATAACAGAGATTGCCTCTATCCTGCAACTTCCGAAGGAGGAGCTGCATCAGGACATAATGATGCTTGAAAGCCCGGCTAACATTGCGTACTTCTCAGGTAAGAACGCAACAAAGCTCTTACTCCGTAAGCAGGAGATTGAGCTGGCAAAAGTCGGTTCTCCGCTTGCTCTCGAAAACTGCCGTGCAGCACTTTTAGATATGGAGGATGATGAATGAGCCAACCTAATATCATAGACATTTGCAAACTGGACCTCTTTACTCCGAAAGAGGAACTGATGGAGAAGTATGCGCAACGGCAAGCCGAAAGGCTTCTCCGTTTGCGAGATATGTATAACTGGATCCTAGAGAATCCTTCTTCTTCTGACCGTGATTTCGTCTCTGTGCTCATGTCAAGGCATGGCGTGGAGAAGACACGTGCATACGAAGATCTCGGAATCATCAAGGCTATACTCCCGAACTTCCATAAAACGGCTCGCGACTTCGCACGTTGGAAGTTCAATGAGATGATCCTCGAAACATATAAGATGGCTAAAGCTAGGAAAGACACTAAGACAATGGAACGTGCTGCCACATCTTACGGAAAGTATAACCGTATCGATGCGGACGATGAGGATAAGGAACTTCCATTCGACATGATTGTTGTTCAACCTTTCACAGCAACGGATGATCCTTCGGTTCTCGGCATCAATAAGACACCGGGAATAAAAGACCGCATCCGTCAGCTCATTGATAAGTACAGCAAGGAAACGATTGATATTCTCGATGTAGAGTATGAAGAGCCTGATCTGGAAGAGGAAGAGTTATTTGATGACTACGAAACTATAGAGGAGGACGATGATGAAGGAGTTTAAGAAAGTTTACTTTAACGATCCTCAGAGGCTTACGCAGCTAATTGGCGCGAATACAACAGTCATCGTCGCCGGACGTCGAACTGGGAAAACAGATTCGATCGCTGCTCCCTTCGTTCTGAGGAATATGCAACGAATGCCAGGATCTACTGGCGGTATAGTCGTCCCTACGTACAAACACGGGTTGACGAACACAATACCGGGGTTGCTCGCTGCATGGAAGCGATGGGGGTTCATTAAGGATGTGCATTATGTGATAGGCAAACGCCCTCCTAAGTATTTCCGTAAGCCTATAACAGAGCCAGTATCTTACGAGCATGTAATATCCTTCTACAATGGCTCTGTAGCTATCCTTATATCGCAGGACAGACCAGGATCTTCAAACTCTCTCACTTTGTCATGGCTCTTAGTCGATGAAGCAAAGTTCATTGACTACGAGAAACTGAAGGAAGAAACTCTTCCTGCTAATGGTGGAATCAAAAGCTACTTCGGAAAACACTCGTTTAATCACTCGCTCATGATCCTGTCTGATATGCCTCAGACTAAGAAAGGCTCATGGTTTCTTCATTATGAGGATAAGATGGATAAGGATCTTATCGAGTGCATCAAGGCTACCATCGCGGAAATCTGGGAGTTGAAAAAACGAATCCGTCAGCTCCGGAAAGAAAAGAAAGATGTTCCGCGCCGTCTTAGAACGCAACTCAGATGGCTCGATAAGAGTCTCAACCAAATGCGATCTGTAGCTGTTTACTATAAGGAATATTCAAGTATAGAGAACCTTCAGTTGCTTGGTGAGAATTACATCAAGCAAATGAAGAGAGACTTAACGCCTCTGACTTTTCAGACTTCTATCCTATGCAAAAGAATAGGAATCGCTAAAGACGGTTTCTATTCTTCGCTAAAAGAAAGCTTGTATTACAACTGCTCAGACCTTGACTATCTCGACAGTCTCGGTCTGGGAACGGATATTGATGAGTCGGCTCTGGATAGTCGGGCAGACAAAGACCTCCTGCCTGACGAGCCTATTTGCATTGGAATGGATTACAACGCAAACATCAACTGGTTAGTAGCTGCTCAGCCAGTAGGCAGTAGGCTGAACATCATAAAGTCGTTTTTTGTAAAATTCCAGTTCAAGATACCAAAGCTCATTGAGAACTTCTGCGAATACTACAAGCATCATGCTCGCAAGAAGGTCATCGTATATTACGATGCCACGGCACTTGGTTCTAACTACGCCGTGAATGAACAAGATTTCGCTTGGGTTATCGAGCATGAATTTAAGAAGCACGGTTGGGATGTTGAAATGGTTTATATAGGAAATCCTATGAAGCATCAGATAAAGTATCTCCTTATAAACCGTGCCTTCGAAGGTCGGCAGAGGTTGCAACCTCATTTCAACAGGCAGAACAACGAGGATCTGATACTTGCCATCCAAGCAGCCAGAGTGCAGCGTGGACGCAACGGATTCAAAAAGGACAAGTCGAAAGAAAAAGATGATGAAACAGAAGAAGACCTTCTCGAACATAGAACTGACGGCACCGACGCTTTCGATACCGTGTTCATTGGCTGCGAGAAGTTCCCGATATATGATACAGGTGGATATATGGTAGGGGGATGTGACTAGGGGCTTGCTTTTCAAGCTCCTTCTTTTGTCTTTTGGTCTTAGTCTTGACTAAGCTATATTTGCAGATGTATGGTAACAGTTGATATAGGTAATGTCACATCATCGATGTACTTCTTACCGGACATCCCGGACATCGAGGTGAGTACGGCAGCGGATAAGGTTCTTATCCAAGTCGTACTCTCTGATGGTGATGCGACTTCAGAAACTCCAATTAACCAGTATTATTTCACTAGCGAGAATGGCATGGTTCTGTATGATGTGGCAGACCTTGCCAAGACGTTTATGGATCGTCATGGTCTCGTTTTCTGTAACTGTTCAGTCACCGCAACTGTGCAGGACTCTGATGTTATATGGGATGATCAAGAAGATGAAGTTACGTTCAAAATCTTCTATGCAAGCATGGTGACAGGTCAGAGCGTGGATGACATCAACGACTTCTTCCTTGTTTCGTCAGACAAGAAGATTTTATACAAAACTTCTCCATTAGGGGAGTCCGTGGGATTCCTGAACGTGGAAGCCGAGAATATTCCAAATAATATAAAGACGTTGAAGACGTTTGCAGCGTGTTTGTTGAACGACGGCACTACAAAACTGGTGACAATTGAAGAGAATATAGACCTCACTGGCATAGCGGTCTATGCTAATTCTCTTACATTCTCGTACAATTCCCTGCTTCTGGCTGCTAAAGCAGTCAATCAGAACGTGAAGGAAATTCTTTCTTTCCGCATGGAACTGGGCAACAGAGTCGTATCGTATGTTGTATGTTCTGAAGATACGGAACTGGTAAATTTCTTCAGCTTCAAAAATGAGTTTGGTTTCCCTGAGACAATCGCATTGCCGGGGGCAATCAAGGAAATCAACAGCTATACGCAAGCTGTAGCAGTTTCAGGACATTCACGCATTAAGTATGATGCGACAGTCGAACAGTCGTTCCAGTTGCAAAGCGCAGCTCTTCCAACGTTCATGGAAGAAACAGTAACTTCTTTGCTTCTGGCTAAGACAGTTACGGCATGGATATTCAGAAGTATGAAACCTGTAATCGTTACGGATTCCACTTGGGAGAAAGCGAATGAAATCGGTACTGTCAACGCCGTGAAGTTCACATATAAGCTTACGGATGACAGACCAGTACGCTACTCCGGATCTGTCACAAAGATATTTAATAACGTTTACGATAACGCATATGGCTAACGGTGTTCACATATCAACAATGAGGGCAATGCTCAACTCTGGCGATCCTTGCGACCTTGTGTTACTAACTCGTGACGGTAAGGTTGAGCGATGGCGCGATGCAATAAGCATCTCGTATAACGTCGCTACTGGTACAAGGAAATGCCGACTGCAACGTTCAAGGCAAATAAGACAATGCCGCGACTGCCTTATTATGTCAATTAACAACCTAAATGTTTACCTGTAATGGAAGGAATGGAAGTATATGAGATTAGCCGAAAGTCTGCTGTTGCCCTAACGGTAAACGCAGATCATGTTTGGCGCGAAGAAGTTGATCTGGCTCCTGTAGGAATAGATCCAGGTTATAGCTATATGCCTTGGGGCAGCGACAACCTCCTTCCGTATGAAATCATTAATCTGGTCGAGCAGGACGAAACCATCACCACTTGCATGCAGTTCAACGCTGAAATATGCTATGGCGGTGGCTTCGTGTATGATTGCTCTAATGCGAAAGATTCCATACGGAAGGAGGTTGACAATTTCACTTTGAAAAACAATATGGCAGGATATTTCTACGGGCTTTGCGAAGACCTGAAATATTTCGGCTTCGGCATAAGCATTGTGTATCTCAATGCCAAGAAGGAAATTGTCAGAGTGGTCCGCAAGAACGCTGCGTATTGCCGTTTCTCTCCTGCTGACAAGAAAGGAAGAATACCATATATTCTATATGGCAACTGGCGAAAATCAGGATTGACAAAGGATGATGTCGAGAAAATTCCTCTCCTTGATTCAGATTTTCCTCTCGATGACTTCCTTATCACCGTAGGCAGGCAAGTGGGCGATGACGGCAAGACAAAAGTGCGATCTCAGTCTTCCAAATTCGCGGTGCTAACGAAGATCCCCGGCGCAGATAGTCTATACTATCCAATTCCTCCATATGCTGCTCTTTTCCGTGGAAAGTGGTACAACATTAAAAATCTGATAGGTGTAGCTAAAGAGGCAAACCTTAAGAACTCAGCACCTATCAAGTACCTCGTCGAAATCTCCGACAAGTACTTTGAAAGGCTCTTTAGGGCTGCCGGAATTACAGACGATGTGGAGAAAAAAAAGCGCGTACGTGAGGAAAAGACGAAAATCATAGACTATCTGACAGGTGCGGAAAACAGCGGAAAAGCTTTGTTTGCCAACTTCTACGTATCGCCAGACGGTAAGGAGATACACGATGTTAAGATTACTCGCATCGATGAAGACAGTAAACAAGGTGGTGACTGGGCAACAGATATGATTGAAGCTGTGAACATGATTTGCTTCGCCATGCGAGTTCATTCTAACCTAGTCGGCTCTGTTCCTTCCAAGTCTCAGACCAACAACAGCGGTTCTGATAAAAGAGAACTCTATACAATCGCACAAGCTCTTCAGAAGCCTTACCATGACCTTATCTCACTTGTTCATAACCTGATTATTCAGGTGAACAAATGGGAAGGTGTTAAGCCTAACTATCCGTTTATTCAGCTTACCACGCTTGATGAAAACAAGGATGCAAAAGAAGTGACTATTGACAAGAACAACAAAACAACAGAAGAATGATAATAGAAACAAATACTGAACTGCTCGAATACATTCCTAATGTGTTTGCGTCTGTCATAGGTGAGAATCCGCTATATGATAAGATGCTGAAGTTCCTCAAAGTGGCGGAACTCTGGCTTAATGTAGAGGTGTGCGACCATGCGACTTATTCGGCTCTGTCTGAAGACCAGAAAGAGCTGGCAAAGCGCATTGTCGTGATGGATGCCTTTCACCGTGCAATCCCGCATCTTGACCTTGTACTTACGCCTAATGGTTTTGGCATAGTATCTAACCAAAACGTTGCTCCTGCATCCAAGGAAAGAGTGGCTAGCCTAAGAGAACAGACGCTATTAGAGCGTGACCTCTCTATCAATCAGCTCGTCAATGTTCTGCATGGTAATTCTACGTGGATGGACTCTGTGCCGGGGAGAAAATGGGGTAAAACCATCATACAGAACCTTGAAATATCCTCAGAGTGTGGTGAAGATGCTCCTTCATGGAACTGGTATCAGGCGCATATTCGTGAGATACAAGGTCTTCAGAGGATGATTGCTATTAACTTCGTGTCGGTTGCCGTTATGGACAGGCTTTGCCAGTCCCTTCTTAATGCAACCGTCACCGACATTGAAGCACGACTCATTGAAATGATACGTGGCTTCATCGTCGCTTCATTGAAGGAAGAACAACCAACACATGAAGACCTCGAAAAAATGGTAAATTACATTAAGAAAAACCCGGAAGCTTTCTCGGAATGGGCATCATCTGATACGGCGCTCCTCTTCGAGGACTACACTTTTGAAAACGAAAAGGAGTCGAAGGGTTTCTGGTTCTAATAATAATCTCTAAAACCTAATCTCTATCATGGATATAGATATTACACTCCCGAAATCGTGGCGAGATATGAATCAAGCTAAACTGAAATACTTTTTCAGTTTGCTTTCGCTCGGCTTTTCTTCCGACGAGCTGAAGACATATTGCATCTTCAGATGGGGGGATCTCGAAGTCGTTTCTCAGATCGGCAATTCGTATATGCTGAAGAAAGGACGTAAAAATTTCCTCGCTTCACCGCTTCTTATTGCGTCTTGCATGGACAATCTTTCGTTTCTGGACGAAATGCCTACATATCCTACCAACCTCAGAAAGATTGGACGTTATGAAGCTCTGCCACACAATTTCTCGGAAGTGCCGTTTAAGAAGTTCATCATGTGCGATAATCTTTATCAAGGCTATCTCGCTACTAAGCGCGATGATCTTCTTGACGAAATGGGGAAGATACTGTATAACTCTGGGCGTATCGTGCTTAACGGCACGGAACGCATCTCTGTTATGTATTGGTGGGCATCCTTGAAGAATTACTTTAACTCTGAGTTCAAGCATTTCTTTAACGGAATTCCTAACGGTTCAGGCAATGCTCTGACAGGCGAGCAAGTCAAAGCTGCCATGAATGCCCAGATACGTGCGCTTACTGGCGGTGACATAACCAAAGAAAAAGAGGTTCTTGCAATGGATACGTGGAGGGCGCTCACAGAACTTGACGCAAAGGCACGAGACTACCAAGAACTAGAACGTAAATATCCATCAAAGAAGTGATATGGAGAACGAGAAAGTCTTTAATTGGGATGCAGAAAGTTTCTTTCGCATCCTGACACGTGCTAATAAGCTTGCCCAACAGCATAACTTCTATTATGCACGTGTTAGCGGTCTGCATGGATTCGAGGAAGTCCTTGCCAATGCACAGAAGCAAACAGCGTTTGTCTGTGTCCAGACGGAGGATGACGGCTACATGGCAATCAACAATGCACCGCACACTCGAAGAGTGAAGACGGTGTTTCTTGCCATGCGCTATCCTATTGACCGTCTGGATCTCCGTTCACAATGCTTCGAAGTAATGCGTGAGCTATTCCGTCAGTTTATGTCTGTGCTTATCCTCGAAAAAACTAAGCTCAGAGAAAATCACATCTACCTCGACGAGCGCATCCAGTTCACGGAAATAGGACCTTACTTCGCACAAGGTTGCGCGTGTGCTTATTTCAATGTCGCTACGGAAGTATATACCGACCTACGCTATAACTCAGAAGAGTGGAATGATCGTGTGTTTTCTGAAGAGTATAATAAAGCATTCTACTAATGGCAATCAATGTAAATACAGGCGTCGAAGCTTCTCTGGAAGAGCGCAAGAAATTCATCCTTGCATTCAACGATACGATGGTGAAGATATGGAAGGAGCGTATTACCCTGCTCGATGTCATCGATACGGGTACGCTGCTTAATTCCGTCATCGGCGTGCGCTGCAATGCTGACGGAAAGTTTCTGCAGATTGAGCTTTCGCAAGCGTTCAGGACTTATGGCCTTTGGCAAGACAGAGGTGTAGGCAAAGAAGTAGCTCGTGGCAATCCGGGCGACATTGGCAGGGATAAGATGCGAGTAGCGAAACGATGGTTCTCTATCAAATATTTTGCTTCCTTCTATAATCTGAAGGAGTTCCTTGCCGACAACGTAGGCAGGCAGTTCCTCGGCATGACATCAGATGTGTTCGAAACAGACAAGTTCAATAAACAAGCGTGGCCGTAGGTCGCGCTTTTGTCTTTTAGTTTTTCGTCATCGGTGTTTATTTTTGTGGAAAACAAATAAAAAAAAAATATTATGGCAGAAGTAACTGTTACAACCGAACAAGTGCACGAGCTTATACAACAGCTTGCAGCTATGAACGTCGCTGCTTCAATCACTCCCCAGATTGTTGCAAACATCTTCGAGAAGATGCGCAACCTCAACGATCAGGAGAAAGATAAGATCATTGCAATAACACAAGCATATCTTCAAGAACTAAACCAAGCTGGTATCGTTGGATTTATAAGCAGGGAAACAACAGAAGACGAAGAAGAAATTATCGTCATCAAAGACAACTCTGAAAACATAGTAGGTTCTATTGATCCTGGTGGCGCAGATTTCTCAAATCTAAAGCGAGGAGGACAGCAAGTAGCAAGAATGTCTGACCTGCCTACTAAGGACAACGCTATTGGCGAGAATCCGAGCACAACTAATGTTCCTACAACTAAAGCAGTCAAAGACTATGTTGATGCTCATAATCCTATTGAGAAAGAAACAACTCAGTCTGAAGTCGAAGAGCAAGTTTGGGGAAATAATGCAGAAACACAGGAGTATGCCAAGATAGGCCCATACGGAATTAAGTCCAAGGCATTTCTTGATATGCAAGGGAAATCCATTATAGATGGTGATATAGGAAATACACCAAGCACAACTCATGCACCATCCTCTAAGGCTGTTGCTGAGTATGTTCGTGCTCATGGTGGAGGTGGTAATCTGCCGATAAGTCAAGAAGGTACAGACACGCAATATGAAGAAATAGAAATGACCTCTGACGACGGTTCTGAAACATATACTAAGTTCACGAGCGAAGGTCTTTATGCTAAGAAATATTTTCTGCTCGATGGTACACCAATTGAGAGTGGAAGTTCCAAAGCGGTAACCCCAGCAAGTGCATCAAGTATTCCGATAGTCGTATTCATCTATGATGACAACAACTCCAACGATGATACGTTAGTATCAATGCTTGAAGCAAGAGGTTTGAAGGCTACTCTTGCTACCATAGGAACAATAGTTAATCTAACTCCACAGAATGCACTCGGACAAAAGTTGGCTGGCTGGGTAAGAAGAGGTCATGGCACCATAGGTCACGGCTGTGTCCATGGCGTAACAGTAAATCCTCCTAGTGGCTCTTTTCCTGGACTATCTAATATACGCGACAGCGAAGCTATTGCAGCGATTGAGGGTAATAACACATTTCTTGACCTATTCAACCTCTCGCATAACGGTATAGCGTATTGGAATAATTGGGAGAACAATCCACACACGCAATCCTTGGTAGGTAAATACTATAATTACGGTTTTGTCTTCGGAGGAAGTGGATATAACACTCCAAATATGAATCCGTGGAAATTTACAAGGTATTCTACGGATTCCAATACCATGCTTACAGGTGCAAAAGCCTTAGTGGATCGAGCTATTGGGCATAATTGTATAATCGCATTCGGCGGTCACATGGAAAGGACTGGTACAGGGACTGGCTCATATTCGACGATGGCACAGTTCACCGAATTGCTTGATTATATTGCAGAGAAGGTCAGCAACCGTCAGATGATAGGACTGAACTCTGACGATGCAATAGCAGCAATGTTTTCAAGGGGAAATATGTGGGGAGGTGTCAAAAGCGAAGCACCGTATATCCCAGCATTAGGAAATGCCTATTACAACGGAGGAGTGAAAATATGCACCAACGAGGGTGCTCTGTCAGTATATGACATAGCTTTCTCGGGGACACCTACAGACGGAGAAATCTCTCTCGACAACATCAAGACATTGGACGGAGGTGAGAATTTAGTAATTACCATATCATCATCCATGAGCCTTGAAGATGTTGTGAATGCTTGCTTGACTAAGGTGTATAAGAGGTTCACACCAATCAAAAAGGATACATCCACATTGCGTCTTTATTCTGATGTGGCAGAAATAGCAAGCATCCCAGCAGTAAATACTAACACGTCAGGACTGACAATAACAATTACTCAGGTGGTTGAAGGTGCAGCTCCTACATGGTCGTAATTAATAACTTAAAAATATAATGATATGAAGATTATTGTAAAAAATTCGAGTTTGGTGTTTAGATCACTTACACCGCCAGCCGAGATATTTTCTTATACGGCAAACGCTGACTCTACTGGAAGAATACTAAGTGAAAAATCTATAAGTGGTTTGACATCAGAAGGTGTCGATATGACAAGGGTTCTTATTAAATATGAGATTTTGTCTGGAACGGAAACAAGACATAAAATTAATGTCTTTGGGCGAAATTCCGTGTCAGACCAGCAAAAATTTGCTGAATTGGCTTATGGTACATTGTCTGAAGAAATAGATTTCACTGGGTATTCTTCTATGCTCTCTTATGTTCAAGATGGGTGTAGTAACGATTTTAGTGTAAAAGTTACATTTTATAACTATGTCACACCGTGATAAAAACAGCATTAAGCACTTCGGTGTTTGCTTCATACTCTCACTATGTGGACTCTACGGAGTCTGCATAGCGATGGGGCAGCCTTAACAAAGGAATGATGTGACAAGCAATCCTACGGACATTGGTGTTGGTGGAATATAGTCTTTGATGTTCTAGGATGCGGTGCAGGAATAAGTGTTCACTTGTGGATTTTCAAATCATGGAACTTCTAACCTTTTTACCGAATTCAACTAAATGGTATAACAATTTAAACTTACGCTTATGGAAATCGATCTTCACAGAAAATACCGGAAGCCTGGATACACAATAGGCTTATTGTCTATCGACGGACAGTTTGTGTGCAACACTCTGGAAGATACCGACCGGGGACTAACAAAATACACGAATGATGCTGCTATCGCAGCTGTGAAAGTGAAGGGCAAGACTGCTATTCCAACGGGCAAATACAATGTCATCATGACTTACTCGCCTAGATTCAAACGGCAGATGCCTCTTGTCTGCGATGTCAAAGGGTTCTCTGGGATACGCATCCACTCCGGGAACACAGCTGCTGATACCGAGGGCTGCATCTTGTGCGGAAAGAACACAAAAGTCGGGGAAGTGACAAAATCTCGATATTGGACAGACAAGGTTTATGAGTATATCCAGAACGCCCTCAAAAACAAACAGACCGTCAAGATAAACATTCATTGGTAGGCAATATGCAAACTTGACATGACAGAGCAACAGAGTTTTTGCAAAACCGACATGTCAAGAATGTTAATAGTTGTTTTTGACGTTTGCGATTTTGACAGAATTCTATTATTTTTGTAGAGGATTTATAAACTCAAAAACAATGGACGGCAAAAATACTTACAGGCTCTTCCTGCAACTAAAAGCCATCACAAAGTATGGCATCTTCGGTCTCGCTTTCTTCTCGATGTTATACTGCATCCTCACATCGATAGGGCTATACGTTCCGTGGCTTTTCATAGTTTACTTCTCATTTGCCTTTCTGCTCAGAATGGTACTGTCTAAAGCTTTCGGACTGTGTTGGATCCACCGCACATGCATCCTATATAATTATTTCGTGTCACTACTTAATATCATTAAACCTGAGACATTCCTCTCTATTTTCGGAATAGAAAAGGGTTCATTTATCAAGGTCATGGCAATTGTTGGTATAATCTTATTCTGCTTGGTGTTATGGAAAATAAGGAGCAAGAAGACTTGTTGATAGAACTAATGGCCATCGAAGTAATGGTCAAAGAAAATCCTTGCAAAGTACGATGTGGAGTTCTTGCTTCACTCAAAGAAGTCATACATACGTTTATCGGCAACCATTGTATGACAGGAGCCACAAGAGAGCAAGTGGCTAAATACTTTGGGCGTGATGTACGCACCATTTCCTTTTGGAAGGAAAAGTACCCTGATTTTCCAGAGCCAAAGAAAGATTTTGCAAAAAATAAAACATACAACTGGCTAGATGTGGTCAAATGGAAAATGAAGCATCAGGAACTTTTTGAAAACAAATCATAGTCAGGAAGTTAAAGGAAATTCCTTATATAATTCTAAAACGGCTATCGGCTTGCGCAGAAACCTTCGGGCGCAAGCCGATAGCCGTTTTTCCTATTTCCTTTATTAGGGAGCAGCACCGTGAATTATTATCTTTGCAGCAATTCCATATGGAAGAAAACCATTAAAACTTAAAATATTATGGATCAACCAAACTTCTCAATCGCAGACCTAGCTGCTGTTACTAAGGATAAAGACAGCGGTGCAAACTGGAATAACCCGATGTGGCTACTCTGGGCAATCTTATTTGGAGGCGGTAATTTCGGCAACTTCGGAGGCATGAACCGCGGACAGGGCTTACAGGATGCAGAAATCATGTCACAGCTCAACAGCCTTCGTGAGCAAATAGCGGCCAACCAGAATGCGAACATCCTCAATGGCGCAGTAAAGGATAACGGCAGCGCTCTAAACACTCTTCTCGGTGCGGTTAATCTCGGTTTCGCTGGCACAGGCGCTAACATCAACCAGTCGTCTATGGCTAGCATGATGGCGATGAAGGATGCGCTCTATCAGATCGCTACAAGCGAGTGTGACATCAAGTCCACTATCCTCAGTCAGACTAACCAGTTGTCTGCTCTCATCGCTCAGGTTGCTAACCAGACACAGGCTGGAATGACAAACCTCGGGTTTGCTATTGCAAACCAGACAAACGAGCTGAACACCAACGCAAACGCAAATACCCAGAGAATCCTCGACAAGATGTGCGAAGACACCACACAGGCTCTCCGCGACAAACTTGCTGAAGCTTCTCAGGCAGCCCAGACAGCTACCATTATCAGCTCTCTCAAAACAACTGCAGCGGCAGCGTAACAAATCGAGGGATATGCAAGAGAAAACCTTACATATCCCTCTCTAAATTTATTTCGCTATGAATTATAAATCAATGGTTAAAACAGCCGTATCGATGGGGAAGTCTAACGAAGTGATGTGGCAGTCTGTTGAGTATTTCAACGATATGCTTGAACGACTCGAAGAAAAAGATCCTGATGAATACTGGCGTATAATGCGAAAGCAGTCTGAACTGATGTTCGGACGTCACTATACAGAAGAGTTTGCCAAGCACGACGTTTCCAAGATGGTTTATAAAGACCGTGACGGAAAGACGAAGCGAGGCGAGCATTGGACAGTAGAGGAAGTAGTGGAAGCGTGCGAAGGTGATTCTTTCGACAGATCAATAACTGACTACGACAAGTATGTTGCTTGCAATATTATCTACACAGATCTCTGCAACGTCTTGACAGATGAAAAGATCCTGGAAGTAGCTTTGACTTTCTTCTTTAAAGACGAGGATTGGGGTAGCCCAACGAAAGTTTGGGACTACTTTAGTGCAAAATATTAACACAGAACAGAAGGAAGAAAATCGCGAAACCTTCGGACCGCGATTTCCTTCCTTCTGTCTGTCTTTACCAATCAGAATTTTTTGGAGATTCCGAAATACTGTGTGAAAGCTTCGCTATAGTCATAGCCATTGTATCGATGATTAAAGGCATTGCACGTTTCTTCATCTCATTATAAGGTTTCTTACCTTTTTTGAATCCATCAGGGACTTCGGTATAAACATACCCCATTGACCACCTTTCACCAAATTTCTTGTTGAAATTATCGTGATAAAAATCCCTCATGATCAATCGATATTTACCATCCTTCGCTTGCAAGTCTAAAGTAAAATTTATAACTCCGTCAAGCATTGACCAAGTTAAACTCCTAACCTCCAAACGAATGTTCCCCTTACAAAGCAAATGATGCTCTTCCTTATCGTCCAACTGAATGACATTCTGAGCAGATTTAAAATTGTCAGCAACAAAATACTTCATTCTCGAATAAATTTGGTCAGCGGTAAGACCGGGACACTCTATGATAGTGTCGCATTCAATAGGCTTTTGGGCAAAAGAACAGGATGCGCAAAAGACAAATAGCAAAAGCAAAATCTTTCTCATAATATTAAACAGTTAATAAGTGTATTATATTTATTAATTGCAAAAGTAAACATTTTTTCGGAAACGACAAAACGTTTTGCGATATTTTGCAATTATTTTTGTCTTTTGCAAAAACATAAACCTATATATATATTTGCCGTATAAATCTTATAATTATGGACGAGGCAACAAAATCATCATTGATAACTCAAGGCGTAACAGCAGGATTCTTTACACAATACATCCACGCAACATACGTAGCTGTGTTGCCGTGGCTCATTCCGGCTATACCGCTCATTATCCTCGTATGCAAATACGGAAGACTTAATGCCAGAATAAAGCAAGAGGAAGTGACGTGGTGCAAGACCGTGAAGATGGCAATCAACAAAATATTCAACTACATCTGTTGGATCATGATTGCATGCACTCTAAGCATAGCCTTCCAATGCGACTACATCGCATACTTCATCATGGCTGTGGTCTATGGCATCGAATTGATGAAGTGCATACTCAGGTATGTTCAGAGCCAAGGCTATAAGGTTTCAGAACGACAAGCTCTTGCCGTTTTCCTTAAAATAATAATACAAAAGTTCACTTCAACTGAAGTAGACACAGAAAAAATAATCGAAGAAAAATGAAAGACAAAAGCTATTACCGCGCTCTGGCGACTGCATTCTTGATCACGCTTGGCATAATTGCTTGGCTGGGAGCTATCGCATCCATAATATGCAGCTGTGCATCACACAAAGAACGTGCAGAAGTGCATAAGTCTGATTCCGTTGCCGTGGTACAGGAGCATAAACAATCCTCCTTCATCACCGAAATAACATCTAACAAAGAATTCTCTTTCGATTCTATAATATATAATGAAACTGTCGTGTATGGTGATAGCGGTTGCATGGAATCCGCTCACAGACAATTCGTCGTTCGCGGTTTCCATGCAACCTCCATCGACCACACGACAAGCAAACAAGATTCCACGTCGAGCAAGCAGTCTATGACAGAAAGCCATAGACGCGACTCCGTGAAATCTCTAACAAAAACTACGGCAATAGCAAAGCCGGTTGGGATGTCGTTTTTCGACTACATCCTGATTATAGCAGCGATAATTTTTTTTTCATATTTATATGTCAAACGCAACACGAAAGCCCAATAAAAAATTAATTTAGATTATAGGGGAAGAATTTTGGAAATAAGTGTAAACTAATGTTTTAATTGGGGAAGGTGCTATCCGCGAGGACAGCACCTTTTTCTGGCTCAGCTCGCTCTGCTCAAACAACTACTTTCGGCAAAGTAGCAAAGGCTTCCCAGCTCCTAACGTCGAACAGGTCCGTTCCTAACGTCACTTCGTATGTCGCAAGGACATCAGAGGCTCAGCTCGCCATGCTCGAACAAGTCCGTTCCTTCGTCACTACGTATGCCACAAGGGCATCAAGGGCTCAGCTCCTTACGTCGAACAAGTCCGTTCCTTCGTCACTACGTATGCCACAAGGGCATCAAAGGCTCAGCTCCTTACGTCGAACAAGTCCGTTCCTTCGTCACTACGTATGCCACAAGGGCATCAAAGGCTCAGCTCCTTACGTCGAACAAGTCCGTTCCTAACGTCACTACGTATGCCACAAGGGCATCTAAGGCTCAGCTCCCTACGGTCGAACAACGCACACGCTATTGGTATCGGTATTCATTGCGATATGCACGGGAAGGATTTTACGTGGCGCAAATGTGAAGATGCGGTTCGTGCCGAAACCGCATCTTCACGCGCCACTTGTATCATTGACATTGGGAAACCGCTACGCGATTTCCTAATGTCTTATCATGATACACAATCCTCAATCCATGCATCGAAATTCTACCGACCAATGACATGTGCTTAGGAACTCGTTACCCTCGTGTAGCTACGCTAGAATGCTCAAACGCCGCGAGGGCTCAGAACTCACAAGCTCGTAAGAACCCACCCTATCGGCATTGCTCCATTGCATCCGGCATCTTATGAGCTGGAAGAGTCCTGCACGTTTTTATTCGTGGGAAGAGTACGTAGCTACTTGCGAAGAGTCTCACGACACTTCAGTACCTATGTACTGTCCCCACTAAAACGCTTGAACACATCCTGCTTCAACGCCACCAGTTGCTATGTCGCTATGCCTACTCCCACCCTGAGCACACGCACACAACAAAAAATGAGGCGATGCGTTCCGTTTATGATTTGTTAGGAAACCCTTGCAGGGATTTCCTAACATCAACACCTCCACGTGCATTTCGCCTTCATTCCTATTAAGTGCTACCGTGCTTTCTTCATTATAATAGGTTATGAGTAAGCATTCAGTCAGTTTTCGCACCTATCCTGAGTGCCAGGATATCGAGCGAAAACTTTTTTCGTGCACACCCAAGCGTTCTACCATCCGTTGAGGGGTTTAGGGGGCAAAGGACTAAAAGCTATTTTTAACATCTGTTTACATATTCCGAGCGTCAGAAAGGCTCTCTCCCGAAAAACGAGACAG